CAATTAACATACCTACGATGATCCCGCCTACAATCCACTGGAGATGGAACATTATACTACAGCGGGAACAACTTTTGCTACAGGCTTCATGGACATATACTTGAAATACGCAAGTGCTACTGGTGTTGTGATCAATCCGGAGTAGGGAATGAGAATCGCCAGGGCTGTCAGCACATATGCAAGGATCAGCTTATTCTGCAGAACAAACAGACGATACGGAGCAACGATACTAAATACCCACAGCAGGGTCATTATGATCGTAAACGCGATTTTGCCAAACTGTGTCAAGATTTCCCATGTTCCACCCGAAAAGGTCTCAGGCATCTTGAAGGGAGCCACTGCGGGCTTTTCGCCCATCTTCACCTTCTGTCCATCGGGAATTGCAATGACCTTTTCAGCACCAGATGCATCAATGAATGTAAGAGTTAACCGACGTCCCGTAATAATGTTTGCCGAGGACTGGGCTTCAGCTACTTTCTGTTGCAAGGCGCTGGACTCAAGCTGATTCTTTTGGAAGTTAATGCACTTCGTATCCTGTGCATTTCCACCACACAGCTTAACGGCATTTTCATTAATCTGTGTCTTCTCACCATCATCAAGTGCTACGGTCTTGGATCCGGATAACAAGTCAACTGCGGGAACAATGGTATTGTCTGCAACCAGATCTAAATAGCCATCCTTTGCCTTTTCAATCATTGTCTTGGTAATGTCCGTTGCGGATTTCTCATCTCCCCACGTGGCACTCTTAATTGTGATGCTCATTATTAGTTAGCGAATATGAAATTCGCAAGACCGCTTACGATACGAAGGAAGTTGATTGACTCAACGTATACGCCCAGATTGTAGGTGTATGCAAAGATAACACTATCTCCATTGGTATTACGAACTACAGACACGATGCTATCCGGTGGATACAAGGGAAGTCCAGTCTTAGGGTCCGTCAGCAGGAGCTGAGCAGCCGTAACTATCACAGGATTAGGACTGAAGACCGTTGATTTCAGAACGCATACGGTTGACTGAGATGCCACGCCCTGAGCGGTGGGAAGGGGCTGTTGGAGACCCAAACGCAGGATCACCTTGTTAAACATGCTTCCATTGATTGCTCCACTGGGTTGATACATATCATTGTTCAGGGCAAAGGAGTACATGTAGACTCCGGGTATAACAGGTGTGTATCCCGTCGTGTGCTTATACATCTGAAGTAACGAGAAGTATCCATTCGGCTTAACAGAAAATCGCTCCTTACCGTCCAACAAGAGCTGTCCACTCATAATCGGATCACGGGGATACACAGATGTAATCTGAAGCTGACCGCTCGAGTACATGAATGTCTGCGTTTCAGTTGAATTCGTGATGGATGAAAAGACATCGTTTGCTACTCCGGTTGAGGTGAACGGAGCCACATTAGGATTATCCCAGTTTGTGTAGTTGTCCCAGTCATTAATCAGAATCTTATCGGATCGCTGAGTTGAAAAGACAACACGGGTGACCAGATTAAAGAAAGGAATCTCAATATCCGAATTACCACCATACTGTCCTGGATTGTTAACAAAGGTTACTGTCTTAACCAAGAAGGTCTGATCGGCAGTGGCTAACTGGGCCATCTCCATCTCCGTGAGGTAGATGAAATTGCCCTCCAGATACGGATCAGGGAAAAACGTTGTCAGGGAGGGATTGCTAATTGCACCCGTTGCAAGAGGCGGAGACAGAAACCGACCAATGCCATCGTTTGAACGGATACGCTGTCCATACGTAGGACTTGCAGGGACTACATCAACTACCGTATAGAGCTGGTTCAGGGGACGAAAGGTTACATTGATGAACACGTCAGAGTTCTGCATAGATACAAGCGGAAGTGCCATTCCGGGGTTCTCAGCAAACCAGAAATGAAGGGGGATAATCAACTGACGAGACCGAATGGACGGTTCCGGGACCTTCGTGTTTGGAATTCCTCCGGGTTGGTTCAGAGGTGTCACTGCATGAGGGTATTGGCCAAGGCGCCCATACGCATTTGCAGGGTCGTTCAGCTCGGGGATGTTGCCAACCATCTGATCTACGATTGCACGCTTGTTCGGATCGTGAGTCAGATACGAGTAAAACTTGAGCCACTCACCTGCGAGCCTCTGAAGAACTACGCCGTTTGCAGTGATCTCAACGTAATCAATCAAATTATACCCAATATTGTCAATCCATTTGAATTCGTATCCAATTGAATTCGAACGCTGGTCATATCCAGTTGGCGGAAGGATATTGTATCCAAGATAGGAGAGGGGCGACCAAATGTCAGGAAGGGTCAAGACAAGATACGTGTCGTGAAGCAACTGTGCATACCGATCAATACGGCATGAAATTGTTCTCGTTGTTGTTGGCGAAAACTCAAGGTTTGAAGCCGTAAATGTCATTCGGATTGACTCCATGGCGAAATTCGTGTGGCGCCGATACACAGCGCGAAAATGCGTCATAGAGGGGCTCCCATGAACAAGTTCATTCTGTGCTCCAATAGCAACCAGCTGGAGGAGTGCACCCGGCATATTGTATCTTACATATAGGATTGTTTAAACAGTCATGAAGACACTTGTCATCAATCTACCTTCCAGATCAGACCGAATGGAGTTATTCAAAGAACATTGGAATTGGCTCAAGTATGAACAAGTGGATGGCATTCTTTCTGATATCTTGCATACTGGATGTGGGTTAGCACACGTGAATGCAATCCGTCGGGGATTACTCAGTCACGAATGGTGTCTTGTATTAGAAGATGATGCCCGTCTCGGTTGTTCTAAAGAGGTGTTCTTAGAACGAATTGAAGAAGCAACCCAAGATCTATCATGGGACGCGGTATTCTTGGGAGCAAACTCACATACTATTTTTCCTGAACCCAAAAAAATTGAACGTGTCTCAATCTCTTTCTTCCGGTCTTCGAAAACTAAGAGTATTCGTAACTGTACTGCTATGCTTTGGTCACGCCGTGCGTTGCCATTACTATTGGAATTTGAACGAATCTTGAATGAAGGACATGTATTTCCAATTGACCGAATGTTACTTTCCTTCGCGTATCCATGGGTTTGTACTCGCACAACAGGGGACGAAGCCGAACACTCCACCGATATAACTCCGATCCCTGTCGTCTGGATATGTAGAGACTGCCTGGTTATTCAAGAGGTCGGACTCTTATCGGATAATGAGTTAACACCTAGAGAGGACTTAACAGATTCTTATCTCGAACAGCTGTTTACGCGAGTATTGTAATCCGACTCGTATCATTCTCCCGGGTGATAGAGATGTTGGCGGGATTATCAATGATATAACTCTCAGCCACGATCTCTGTATCGTGAACCATGAGCACATCCGAATCGTTGTCAAGCTCGAGGTTATACACCTTGAACGGTAAGGCGCGGTAGACTTCGTGCATATCTGGGTGGTCTACTGCACGATACTCGGGTCCGCCTGCAATGGACAGTCTGTGCCAGTAGGTCACCACGCACTTCCCAGACTCATCAGAGAACAGTCGAGTGTCATTCTTGTCGTCATACTCTCCGACGGTAGTCACAATAACATTCTTCACATGACTGTATGATCCGTTAGGCTGAAGCATCTTGAAACCTGCTTTGATATTCTCAATCGCAATCGCACCCAAGCTTGTCATCAATTGAACAAATCCTAGGAAACAAGGATTGTTGATATTGATCGTGCCAGTACTTAAAGGACTCGACAGTCCAGATGGAGCGAACAGGGTTACTACCACGGTTGAGGCTCCAACCGATACGCCCGTGAGGGTCACGGAGTTTGCAGAAATAGTGCCAACAGTTCCCGATCCACTTGTAAAGACAACCGTTCGAGATCCAACAGGTCCAGACTCCGACCAGTTAAGTGTTTGGATTGATTGAGGCGATCCCGCCGTCCGAGTGAGATTTGTGAGTCGAGGGAAAAGGAGACAGCACAGGCTAGAGAAAGTTGCTCCTCCCGATGCCCCGCCGAGTGCTCCCTGAAAGGGTGCTACAAATCGTTCGCGCTGGGATGCCGCGTTCGCATCTATACTCGTAACGAGTGCGTTCGTCTTATTCTTCTTGTCAGGAGGTGACGTGGCGTAGGTGGCAGCGAGAATCTGACGCTTACGGCGAGTCAGGTGGTCTTGTGCTGAATTAACCTGCATTTGTGATTTATACGGGAAAAGAGTATCACAGTAAATGAGGTTCGTTCTCGTTAGCACTCATGTGGATCAGACAACAGGGTATTCAAAAGTAGTGGTTAACCTCCTTAAGCAACTAAGCACACTTGCTCCGAAGGTGAAGACCTATCACTTCGGATTTCAGCGTCACCCATCTCGGGGTAATCTTCGTAAGGTTCCGGATGGAGTCGTAGCGTATGATGCGGCTGCAAACGAGGACCCGAAGGAGGAGGGATTTGGATTCAACAAGATTCACGAGTATCTGGAGATGGTGAATCCGGATGTTGTTATGATCTATAACGATCCTCTTATCATTCACCGCTTCATTGACGCCATGAAGTTCAAGAAGGGTGAGTCCACCTACAAGCTCTGGCTCTATGTGGATCAGGTGTATGAGGGAATTGCCCCTCCGCTGATTGAGACAATGAACAAGAATGCCGATCGTATCTACTGTTTTACAAAGTATTGGGCTGATGTCTATTCCAAGTATGGCGAGTTCCCCGATGTTCGCGTTCTGGAGAACGCAGTAGACACCTCCTTCTTCTCAAAGCTTCCCGTGTCGGCTCGGTGCACAATTCGTGCTTCAATGAAGCTAACATCAGACGCAATCTTAATGGTCAATGCCAATCGCAATACACAGCGCAAGCGTCATGACCTTGCAATCATGGGATTTGTTGAGCTCCTCAGTCGTAATCCCAAGAAGCCCTATCACCTAATGATTGTCACGGGTCTGAATGGTCAGCAGGGTGCATACTACGATGCAAATCGTATTTACCAGACTGAGCTCGCGCGTCAGGGACTCGATCCTAAGGAGATGGCCACTCGGCTTATGATGGTGGATACATCAGCAAAGCCTGTTCCAGACTCTGCAATTAATGAGATCTACAATGCAGCCGATATTGGTATCAACGTTTCAGATGGCGAGGGATTTGGGCTCTGCCAAATTGAGCACCTCTATACAGGAGCTCCTCAGATTGTGACAGATATTGGAACCTACCGTGCCTTTATGGACGAGAGCGTGTGTACCTTCATTCCTCCAATGAATCGCACCTATTTCCCAGGAACGATGCCTCTAGGTCTCTGGGCACCTACGTTTGATTATACCAAGGTTGCGGATGCGATGGAGTCGGCAATCGAGACACTCACCGAGAAGAAGGCGTTTGCTGGATCCTATGCCTTTAAGACGTGGGATGCTGTGTGTGCTAGCTGGTTGGAGGATGTTAAAGCAGAAACCGGATCGAAGTAGGACTGACCAGCTCGCCCATTCGGAGTAGGCGCTGTTTATCATCCCACGCAGGTCCATCAAAAATCTCCTTGGAATCGGGGTCCAAGATCAGCGACACTCCCTTCACCAGGATCCTCTGAAGACGCCGATGTTTCCGTGATGTGTTACGGAGCACCGTTTCATCCAGCTCTTCATTTTTAATATTCGGCCTGAATGCCAGATCCTCTCCCGTGGTTGTGGAGTCAAATCGCATACAGGATACCACGGGCTTCTCCTTAGAGTGGAGCTTCCGATGGATCTCGCAATCAATCGCCGACTCCTTCAACAACAATGCAATCCGCTGACTAATGCGTTCCTTTTCGAAAGCCGTTTCGTAAAGGTATTCATCCGTGGACATGAACGTTTCAACAGGATCACCTTCATACCGCTTTGTTACCATATCGTTACGCCGAATGGGCGTGATGTTTGGACCCTCCTGTGTCTTCTTCTGGTCATCCGAAAAGACGGAGATGTAGAAACTCACCTTGACTGTCCGATCCTCCATGGGCAACGTGGCGTGAGAGCAAATACGGATCGCACGACCAATAACCTGATCGTGACGTGCAGGTGTCCAATGAGGTTCAACAATGTGAACGTGACGCACGTTTGCCAATGTAATACCCTCAGCACCTGATGCAGATGCCATGAGCAGTTGAAGAATCTTCTTGGGGCGTTTGGCTACACTTTCCTTCAGGGATGCAGGGAAGTTCTTGGAATAGACACCGTTGAAGATCTGACGGGTCAAATCACGCTCCTCTTCCTTCTCCTCGCCGGTGTAGAACGTATAGGCAGGACGATCATCCAACATACCGGGATCCTCCACCCACTGATTGGCTTGCTTCACAATCTTATACGGTTGCCAGCCAGCTGTGTCCAGAATTGCTGACAAGATACCCAGACCCTCCAATGCACGGTATTGCGAATATACAAACTGATTGCTTCCCAGGGACTTCTTGATGTTCTTGAGGATCGTCAACATCTTAGGACTGAACGCCTCCAGCGCCTTTTCTGAGAGATACTTGGCAGGGTTCGCCTTGATTCTCTTGAGAACCTCATCGTTATCTGGAGCCTTGTCTTCCGAAACACCCTCGGCATTAACTTCAGCCACACGCAGATCTGGAGGCGTGGCATAGTCACACACAAGACGCGTTGGCACACGGAACGTGCTGAGATTCTCATTCAGCTTGGAGCGACCGCGACGAGAGTCAATCTTCATCTCAATCCAACGGACTTCCAGATAGCGTGTGAACTGTTCTGTAGACATCTCCACTTTTTCAAGGGTGTGTTCCATGTCAATACGACGCGGAAGTAGGCGCTCATCGGCACCTTTGAAATATGATACAAGACCCTGAATACGACGGCGAAACATCATGGGATTTTTGATATTCAGTCCATCCAGAAACAGAGCAGAGAACTCTTCGTAGTCCGTAGGCAAGCATGGCAACTGTTCGGTGGTCACACGTTCAGAGGAGATCTCACCGCCACCTACATCAATCTCGATCTTATTCTTGACAGAAGCAACCCAGTCGGCCGCTTGAGGAATGAATGCAAGATCCTTCATGTACTGCACCGCTACGCGATCACCGTCGCCGTTATAGGTTGAACGGAACTGAGGGGGGTTCCGAGTGACCATCACGTGCTTCTTCAGCGCACTGAACTCAATCGTATCGACTTCAGGGATTGCCCGAAATGCCTTTGTGATACGCTCTTCATCCCATGTCGGAATAGTCTTGAACGGAATCGTGATCCGCTCAATCGGTCCCCGCAGAAGGTTCATCATATATGCGATTTCGTTCGGTGAGTTGATGACTGGAGTTCCGGACAACGCAACCACCTTGCATCGCTTGGCATTGTAGATCGCATCGTAGAGCTTTCCAGTAATCTCTGACTCGTTGATTACGCGAGAGATCAAGTTATGGGCTTCATCAACAATCACTACAGAATCGTCATACATACCTTCTTTCGTATATTCAGGAATATTGGTCCTG